ATTATAATATTATCTTAAATTATATCGTAAAAAATGTTTTAAGAAATATTATAAATAAAAGTAGAAGTCAGATCTTCGTTAAAAAACTGGGTAATATTCTCCTTAAATTGTTTTGAAGCAAATTTCTGGAGAAGTGGATATAAAACTTTGCTTCTTCGGTGTGATGATATAAATACAATAAATTGCTTTAAGCAAGAGGATGAATAAAAATGGCTACTAACGCAAACTTACTTACTACTTCTAAGGTCACAAAACAGACTTTAGCTAAACTTGAGAATAACATGGTAATTGCTTCAAAGGCTGATTGGGCACTTGAGGATGAATTTGGTTCAAAGAATGGTCAGATTGGTGATTCTATTTCCATTCGTAGACCAATTGGTGGAACTGTTCGTACTTCTTTGGAATGGTCTGGTGCAGTTCCTTTCGAAGGCAAGATTCTTTTAACAATCAATCAACCCGCTGGAATTGACTTAAAGTTTTCTGATGAAGATATGACTTTAAAGGTTGAAGATTTCTCCAAGAGATATATTGATAAAGATGCTAACGTTCTTGCTAATTATTTTGACGGATATGTATATGATCTTGTTATGAAAAATGCATATAATACTGTTGGTCAATATGGTGTTGCAATTACTTCAGATACCGTTCTAGCTGCCAGAGAAAAGCTTATGACTTTCGGTTGCCCAGATGACGGCGAAATTTATGGTGTTCTTACCCAAAAGCATAACAGAAACTTAGTCGGTGCTCAATCAACTATTTTCAACGCTCAGAAAGAAATTTCCGATATGTATAAGAAGGGTTATATGGGTGATTATGCTGGTATTTCCTTCGCAGCTTCAAACAGTTCACCTAAGAGAGTTGACGGAACCGTTTGGACTGGAAATGTAGGCTCTGTTGTTGTTTCTGCACAATCTCCTCTAACTTCTGGTTGGGCAGATACTGGAACAATTTCTGTAGCTGGATTTACTGCTGGTCGTACTCTAAAAGCTGGTGACGTATTTACACTTTCTGGTGCTGCTGGAACTGTTAAGTACTACAATGAACTTACAAAGACCGAAACCGAATATGACATGCAGTTCGTTGTTCTAGAAGATGTTGCCTCAACTACTTCTACTGCACAATCTGTCAAAATTGCTCCTGCTCTAATTGTTTCAGGTGATTACAAGAACGTTGGTGGAAATCTTAACGCTTCTGTTTCATTAATTGTACACTCAGAATCTGGAAAGACTGAAGGAACTGAATCAATCATTTTCCACAAACAAGCTATCAAACTTGCTTCTCCTAAACTTGTAATTCCTGGAAACAAAGACGAAGGAACTCAAGAACGTGGCGAAAGTGGAATCAATATCAGATACCTTCGTGCATATGCTCCGTTTGGTGCAGGTGCCTCGACAATGCCTTTCTTCGGTGCAAGACTCGATACTATCTTTGGTGGTGTCCTTGCTCGTAGAGAATGGTGTATCAGAATCCGCTAAAAAACTGATAATATTGTAACTTTAAAGCTCTAGGATTAATTTCTTAGAGCTTTTCTTATATTATATCTTAAACTATTCAACAACTATTCCAAAAGAATTATAAATACAATAAGATATAAGAAAGTTTATAAGGAAATAATAATGCAAATAAGAGAAATTTTACTATTAGCTGCTGAAAGATTAGGTGCAGTAAACTTTGGTGAAAATTTAGATAATAATACTTCAAATTTATTATTAAGACTTTTGAAGATGACTTTAGCGGAACTTTCTATTAGACCATTAAATTTTAAACATTATGAAAAAGTAATCGCAAGTAAAAACCCAATTTTAATAGGTTATGATCAAATTACATCAACTTCAGGGGATATTTTAGAAAGACCCGCTAAAATTGAAAGCATAGTATACGAAATGGGTGCCATAAATTATCCTTTAGAACTTAGACCATATGAAGAGTATCGTGAACTTTCTTTAAACAATGCAGCAAGTATTCCTACAAACGCTTATATAGAATATGATTTTCCTTTTATAAAAATTTATACTTTTCCAAATGCCGTTTCAAATAGTATCAGAATTTTAGGAAAGTCTTATTTAATATCTGAAAGTATGACAATAAATGATTACTTAGAAGTTCCAGAAGAAATGTTACAAGGAGTAGTTACAAATTTAGCATTAAAAGCTTCTGGATATTTTGGAATATCCGCTTCTCAAAGTTTAATTATAGAAGCTTCAAGTGGATTAAAACATATTAAACAATTAAATTTGCTGAGAAACCGTAGACCTTTAAAGAATGATATAGACGATTCTTCTAGTTCAACAATTTTTATGGGATTTTAAAATATGGCACAACAACTTTTATCATTCGGTCCCGCTCCATATGCTTCACCTTATTATTCGATTGGTAGAGAAGAATGTATAAATCTTTATCTGGAAAAAGCTATTAGTCCAAGTTCAAAATTTTCACATTATTTCGTTTCAATTCCTGGCTTAAAGAAATTTGTAAATCGTTCTTCTGATAAATTTTGCCGAGGATTATATAGAACTTCAGATTCGCGTTTATTTGGAGTTTTTGGCGAACAGTTTCAGGAAATTTTACAAAATGGTTCAAGAATAGTAAGAGGAGAAATTAAAACTTTTTCTGGAACTGTAAATTTTTCGGATAATACTAGACAACTTCTTTTAGTAGATGGTGATAAAGGATATATTTTTGATTTAGCTGCAAATAGTTTTTCACAAATTGATGAGAATACTTTTCCAGGTGGTGCTACACATTGCACTAATATTGATACTTATTTTATAGTAAATGAACCTAATAGTTTTAGATATAATTGGAGTAGTGTTAATAATGGTTTACTTTGGGATCCTTTAGATTTCGCAACAAAAGAAGGTTCACCAGATAATATAGTAGCTTTGAAGGAATTATCTAATCAACTTTGGGTATTCGGAACTTATTCTACAGAGGTTCATTATGATACTGGAGATATTACAACTCAAATTTGGCAAAGATATGAAGGTGCTGTTATAGATATTGGGTGTACTTCTAAAGATTCAGTATGTAGAATTGAAAATAAACTTTTTTGGTTAGGGTCAGATAAAAGTGGAAATGTTGCTATTTGGAGTAATGAAGGTTTAAATCCTGTAAAAATTTCAACAAGAGGCATTGAACAATTTATCCAAAAAAGAGTTTCAGATACTTCAAAAGCTATTGGATATTCTTATGCACAAGCTGGACACGTTTTTTATGTTTTAAATTTCATAGGATCAAATGTTACAATAGTTTTCGATACTACAACTTTAACTTGGCATACTAGAAGCTGTTTAAATCCACTAGGTCAAGAAATTATGTGGAGAGGTTTATATTCGGCTTATGTTTGGGGTAAAAATGTATTTGGCGATCCTTATTCTGATATAGTTTATGAAGCTGATATTGAATATTTCCAAAATGACTTGCCTGAAACAAATGCAAATATTCAAATAAAAAGAACATTAACAACTCCTATCATACAAAGTAATCAGAAAAGAATTCGGCATAATAATCTCCAAATCATTTTCGAACAAGGTGAAGGTTTGAATTTGGGGTTTGGTGTAGATCCAAAAGTTATTTTATATACTTCAGATGATTCAGGACAAACTTGGAAAAATCAGCGAGTAGCAGATATCGGAAAACAAGGTGAATACGCTTTTAGATCTAGGTTTTTATGTTTAGGTCATTCTCGAAATCGTTGTTATAAAATTTCAGTAACAGATCCTATAAAAGTTATATTATCAGGTATTGTTGTAGATATAGAAGAATTAGGATTTTAAAATTTTATGTATATTTTTAGGAATATTTTATGAAACTTCAACCAGCACCTTTAACAACAAGTATTATCCAAAACTATCCAACAAATAAACCTTGGGAAATGTTTTTTAGAAATGTTAGTACAAATCTAGAAGAGAGTACTAGAATTTTTGAAACATCTGGAGTATATGGAAATTATAATGGAAATATTTTAACACTAAGTTTTTCTGGAATAGTTTCACAAAGTTTTCCAATTAAAATCAAAGAAAGTTCAATCACACAAAAAATTCCATATTATTTTTTTGATACTATTTGGAATATAGATGTGATAGAAATTCAGAAAGGTGTAAAAGAAATTGTTATACCTTCTGGAAATATTATGTTAAATTGTAGTATAATGGTTAATAGTTAAATTTCGATTAGTTTTGTAGATAAATTATAAATACAAATGAATGAATAAATTTTTGGATATGAGGTAAAAAATGGAACCTGTTACAACGGCATTAGTTGGTGGAGCATTAGCACAAGGTTTAGGTGGAATAGCTTCATCTATAATTGGTGGAAATGCGGCGGATAAAGCTGCAAGAGCCCAAGCAAGAGCCGCACAAGAAGCTTTAGACTTTCAGAAAGGAGTTTATAATACTGCGACTGGGCAATTTGAGCCTTATATTGCAGCAGGTGAAGAAGGTTTAAAAGGATTTACTGAAAAAGTTGCCGGATTTAAACAACCAGAATTCAATTTCCAAAAACAGGCTTTTGATATAAACAATTGGAAAGATCCTGGATATGATTTCCGATTAGGTGAAGCACAGAAAGCAATTGAAGCTAGTACTGCAAAAAAAGGAATGACTTTAGGATCAGGTGCTTTAAAATCTTTACAAACTAGAGGTCAAGATATGGCTTCTCAAGAATATGCAAATGCTTATGATCGTTATGGAAAAGAAAGATTATTTGATTATGGTGTAGAATCAGATAAGTATAATCGAAATTTAGGATTTAGTAAAGATGAATTATCAAATCTTTTATATCAAACAAATATTGGAAGAGAATCTGTTGCAAATCTTGCTGGAATTGGCGGAACTCAAGGTGCTCAAATCGGTCAAAGTTTAACAGACAAAGCAAATGCACAAGCTATGGGAACTTTAGGGCAAGCTTCACAATGGCAGAATCTTTTTAATGGTCTTGGTGGAGTTTCACAAAATCTTGCTGGTGAAATATATAAAGCATCTGAAGCTGATAAAAATAGAGCACTTCTTACTACATTAGCTGGAAAATAAGGATAAAAATTATGGCACAAATAAATTGGTTAGATTTTTTACAGAAAGGTCAATGGAAACCGCAACCATTATTAAAAGTTGAAGAATTGAAAGAAGGTCGCCAAAAAGTTCGTGATATAAACCGAATAAGAGCTATTGAAGAAGCTAAGGCAAAAGGTGTAGATGCTTCTGGAAATCTTGATCCTAGTAAAATCCGAGAAAGTCTTTTTGCACAAGGTTTTGGTGGAGATGCTGATAGTGTTTTAAACCAAATTTCACAAGCCAGAGCACAAGCTTCAGATACTAGACAAGCTTCGATGGTAAAAGATGCTACCATGGTTCAGATGGGTTTAATGTCTCCAGAGCAGTATAATAAAAAATGGTATAATACTGAATCTGTTGAAACTGTATCTGAAAAACCGATGGAAACTTCGTGGATGCAAGGAATTCCCCAAGATGTATCAGAAACTGTTTCAAATAATGTTCCAAAAACTGCTACATCACAATTAGAAAGATTTAAGAAACCTATAGAAAATAGTTCAGATATTGTAGTTGAAGGAAAATATGTTGCTCCAGATTCTACATATAAACTTCCAGATATTCCAACAATTGATAGAAAGATTGTTAAAACTCCGTCGCAAATGTCTCCTGAATACTTATCTGAAAGCGGAGATATCGGAAAGAGTTTATTTGGAAAAACTCCCGAAATGGTATCAGGAAATGTATCAGAAAGTGGTGCTACATTTGCTTCAGGATTAACAAAAGAAGATGAAGCGGCTTATAAAATTTATTTGGCCAGAACAGGTGTTGATATTACTTCAGGAAATTTACAAGATCAAATTAGACAAAGACTTTTAAATGTTTCTGAAACTGTTGCAAAACCTATTTTAACAATTGATCCTAAAGATCCTGTGAAAAGTTTGAATGATTATCAAGTAGCTTTAAATGAATATCCTGCAAAAGTCGCCGCTGCTCAACAAACTGAAATAGAAAGACTTAGAAATATTCCTGGAACAATTCAATCTGAACAAATTGCAAAACGTGGGGATATTCGTGCCGCAGAATCTGAACAAAGAGCTAAATTTGCACAAGAAGTTTCGACAGATCCTTTAACACCATCTAAGAATTCTTTACTTTCTAGAAATGTTACATCAACAGAATTAGAAAAAATTAAAGATTATAGAAAAGCTTATGTAAATTTTCAACAAGCCACTGGAACTTTTGCTGACGCTGTAGACGCTGCGATTGCTAAATCTAAGATAGATGGTTCTGTAAATTGGGACAACGTTGTAGGAAATCTTGTATCAATGGGTGCATGGCCTTCATCTGACGCAGTTTCTTTAAAACAAAATTTAGATCCACAAGTTCCAGTTTCTAAAATGGCTGTTTTATATGCTTGGGATACTGTCAAAGACCAGACTGGAAAAGCGATTAAACCAAGAGGCGCATCACAAGAATGGGTCAATAAAAATGTAAAAGAATTAAATTCTGCTCTTGTAGATGCTGGTGGAAAACCTTTTACTGCGCGTGATCAGGTAGATGTTAAACGTTCTACAAAAGAAAGTTCTAATACTAAATCTACAGGAAAAACAAAAAGTGGTAATCCTGTAATGGAGTTTTAAAAATGGATTATACAAATATAGTAAAAGCTTTGAAAGATGCTGGACACAATGTAGATGATCAAAATTTTTCATCTAAAATGTCTGATCCAAAATTTGTAGAAAAAGTTAGATCGGCTTTAGAATTAGAAGGTCACAAAGTACCAGATTCTTCATCATTTTATTCTAAGTATGTTAATAAACCAATTCCTACAAATACTCCTACAAAAGATTCTAGTTTTACACCATATCAAGAAATAAGAGATGTTGGTAGAAATACAGAAGATGTTACTAGATCACTTTTCCCAAGATTAGCAGAAGCACAAGTCCCAGATTATTCAGAAGGTATTATGCCAGGACTAAAAACTGAAGGAACAAACATCGTAAAGGGTATTTTAGACGTTGCATCAATTCCTGGGAGAGCATTATCAACTGGTGTAAATGTAGGATATGATAAAGTTAGAGGATTACCATCAAATGATTTACAACAATTATCAAAATTAGAATCTGATAATATTGTTGAAGATATTGCTAGAAGTCCGTTTTCTATTATGCCTGGAATTGGACAAATTGGAAGCGGAAGTAAATTAGCCCAAGGTTTAGGAAAATTAGTTAGTAAAACTCCTGGTGTTCAAATTCTTACTAAACCAATTCCTAGAGCGATTGGCAAAGGATTGGAAAGTACTGCTGAAAACGTTTTGATCGGGCGTGCTGAAAATATTGCTTCAGATAGAGACATTTCTGGAGGTTTAGGGAAAGATTTAATTTTTGGATCTCTAGCTGGTATTGTTCCAGGTGCTGGTAAATTTGTAAAGGAAAAAAATATATCGGATATTGTAGATGTTGCTCAAAAAGGTTTAGAAAAAATTCCAGATCAATCTATGCAAACTTTTATGAAAAATATTTCAGATAGAGAGGCTTTAGAATCTGTACTAGGAACAAGATTAGATGATATGTTTGAACGTGCTAAAGCTGATGGATTATCTGTTGGAAATTTACCTAAAGATATGGTTGGTCGTTACAAAAAATATAATGAAATTTTAGAAAAACGAGGAATTGGATCACATTTACCTGAATATACTAAGTTACAAGATAAAAAAACTCCAATAGTGTCTATAGCAGATCTTTTAACTGGTGGTATTGGTGCAATTATAGATCCATCTCTCGGCGTATTGGGTTACGGTATGAAGAAATCTGCAAATATTTTATCAGATAAATCCCCATTTTTAGAAGCAAATATTGTAAATCCACTTGCTCAAAATCTTATAACTCCTCAATTATATAAAGCTTTGACGAGAGAAAAGATATCTGATCAGCCAGGGAAAAGAGATTAATAATTATACCAAGTATTTCTAATAAAATAATCTAACCAAATTATAAAAAATACAAAAGAAATACTTGGTAACATTGGAGAAATAAAAATAGCTAATATTAAAACATTTATATTAGCTTTTAATGATATTTTTATAGAGTTATATAATCTTTTAAACATCTTTTTTTGGAAAACATTCATGATAAAATTCCTCTACACCAAACATGAATAAACCCCAAACCATTGCTAAAATTAAGATTTCCATTTTATTATCCTTTTGTTAAACATTTATTAAGATCTCAAGAAACAACTTTAGCTTCCCAGGTCTTCTTATGTTATTTAATATAG